TCTACAGGTCCTATTTTCATGTTAACACTCCTGCTACCATCTTTATTCTTATTGGCATTGATACCTTTACTCTTAGCAAAATTACGATTGTTATTCAATGGAACTCGTTTCGAAATTTGATTAGGTCCCGGACTTACCCACGCATCACGGTCGCCTGCTGTGTGCGATACTGTTCTTCCTTTCTTATTAGTAAATGAAGTGCCACCGTCTCCGTCTTTATTAACAGCAGTTGACATCGTACCACCAGCAATTTTGCCAGTTGCTTGTACATGTCCATCTGAATCAGCACTAAAATTCGTACTGCCGATTTTCCCTTTAGCACTAAGTCTGCCTTTGTCGTTTAGACTAAGATCAACTCCACCAATGTTTGTATTTGCTATTAGTTTCTCTTTAAGGACCTTATCCCACATCTCTCTAAATTTAGACATTATGTTCTCTTTTTCATAGCTCGCTGTGCCATGTTGTTTACTGTATTGCGGGCCTTATCTACTGACATACCTTTATCTGTAATTTCTTTTTCACTTGAAAAAGTTAGTTTTTCTTTATCCATGTCTTTTACAACATTATCTAGAACCCCTCTTTCAACCATATCACTTAATGAGTCGTAGTCTAACGACATGCCCATTCTGTCTGCTATTGCTACAAATGCATCTACACTTAAAGTCGATGTAGAATGCTCATCATCAGCTCTGCCGATTAAAAACTGACTTAATGCAGTTAATTTCTCTTCTTCGGATTCAAATAGCTCTTTGATTTTCATTCTAGTTATCTAGCTGGTAAATCTGGTTCTGGATCATTTAGCTCGTACTCTGCCCTACTAATTGCTTCTTGAGTATAATAAAGAGGGTGTTGAATGAAATTATAATCTCGGTTAGGATCACTCGCAATTAACTTATTAATTTCTTTAACTAATTCTCCCACCAAAGCTTTCATATTTTTAAACATTTCCGCTTGCTCTCTACTCATTTTACCTTCTGGTAAATCTTCAGCAACAACTTCATTGCGTTCACTAAAAATCTTAGTTAAATCGCTTCTGAGGTCTTCTGTTAATTTTTCATAACTTGACATTATCTTCTATCTCTGCCTAGGTCTGAGTCGTCGCTCGGAACTGGAATAGGCTCTTCTATTGGAGCATCGTCTGGTATACCATCACCATCTAAGTCGCCACCCATATCCATATCCATGTCTAGGTCACCTAACTCTCCCATTGGAGATGCAACTTCTTCACCTGTAACTATTGCTACAGCGCCGTCCATTTGTTCTTTAGTAACAGTTAATGTATCTGATAATGTTTGTAACGCCGCTGACATTGTGTCTTTAAACTGTGTTGCTTGATCTACACCGATTTCTGTTTTCATAGTGTCTGCTAATGCCGGAACATCTTTATGTTGTAAATCAACCATGTCCTCTACCATTTTCTGCACTCTATCAACCATATCTTGTGCCGCTAATACAACTTGTGCTGATGAAACTTCATCTTCTGTTAGTACACGCTTAGACTCAACAATCTTACGCATAAATGCACGTGCTGTGTTTTTGTTGTCTAGTACATCTAACAAGCTTTCACTAATACCACGCTTTTTAAGTTTCTTATATTCTTTTGCGGAAATATCCTCGCCCATTGCTGTTTTCTTTAAGGCGTTAGCATACTCGCCTGTCATCTGTCCTGGAATAATTGGTTTCATACTTTTTCCTGTGTTTTTATTGTTGCCGCCGAAAGATCCAGGATCTCCTGCTTCTTTTAATTCATGTACCTTTGCCGTTAATGTTTCTTCAAGCATTATCATTTGCATGTACGAAGAATCGGTTTGGCTGGTGTGAAATTTATGTGAGTGTCTGTATTCGCTAATAAGCCCATGAGACTTAATTAATAATTTTGAAGTTTCTTCAAGAGTGAGACTATCAAGGTCGATATCTACTCCGAATTGTGCTTTGTAAGTATTAGCGTATTTTGCTGATGTGTCTTGTTCTGCTAGTTCGGTTAGATTCATTTTTCAATCCTGATTTTTTGATGTATTTAGCTCGTTGTATATATTTATGTAACTTACATTTTAATCGATAGTGATTGAGGTTGTACTCTTGTAGTCGTGATAATAATATGCCATGTGTCGAATCAGATTTGTTTGTTTTTAACATTTGTTTAGCATGAGCAATGTCGTATAGAAGATATTCTATTTTATTGTCGCACCGTACGATGTTTCTTGCTAACTCAGAATCATTGTCTTTGGTTGCAACACACCACGAAATTGCAGTTGCAGATGAATAAGTAGTAACAAGGTAACTTAACTTTCCGTTTGTTTCAAAAATCTCAAATGTATTATCTTTTGGTATAATTTGATACCGGTCAAACACAATATAGGTATCACCTATTTTTGAAATTAGTTCATTAGAATCAGCTGTAAATTCTTCTTTAGCTATCTTTTTAAGTTTTTGTTTAACCTTATTAAATATCTTTTTCTTCATATCCTTATTTATTTTTTGATTCAAAATATATGTTACGCTCTAGGCAATTAAAATGCGGGCCAACCTGCGCTGTTTCGGTTAAATCTTGTAACATAGGAACATTGTTACAGTCTTGGTACAGTGCACCTATCGGATCATCGTCTATATTTAACGCACCTGTAAATTCAGATTCGAACTCTAACGTCCAAACAGATTGTTTACCTTTGTACTTTTTATTGAATTTGTACTTTGACAGTAATTGGTTAGTACACACAATAGGCCCTTTAATATTCATTACTTGTGTTCTCAATGACATTACTTGTAATAGAACTTCGTAATTACTTTGCTGTCTCCTACGAAATCTCCATTCTTCTTCTGTTCTAATTTGCATACCTGTTTTAGTAACAAACGGAAGTTGGTTAGCTTTAAAACTTCGTACTACAGAAGTTTCAGTAATATCAAAAAGTGAGTAGACTGTTACGTGTTGCAAAGCGATTCGAGAATTTTAAGTTTTTCTAACGTTTCTTGTATTGCTGGGTTTTCGTTTGCTAGTGTATCCCAATTCTTGTACCTAAGGTAGTACCGCCAGTTATTAGTATCATCTGTTATTACTAGCCTGCTTTCTTCAGAACCTAGTTGCCTAGCATAGATGGTTTTACCACCATCTATACTTTCGTAAATTGTTTTAACGTCTTTCATCGTATCATGCATGACGCTATTTAAGTCATAAAAAAAGCCTGGCTAAAAAACCAGGCTTTTTTATGTGCGTTAAGCACTACGTAAGATTAACTCTTAGTAGTTAGCTAATGCCGCTGATGTAACACCAGTTACGCCACCGAAGTTAGAACCTGCCGCAATTGCTGGACCTTCAGTAACCATCGTAACTACATCAGTTGTACCTGCTACAAATGTACCGACTGCTGTAATAGTATTAGTTGTCATAATAAAATCACAAACATCATTTAGCTCTGCTTGTGTCATATTAGATTTGCTAAAAGTACTAATCGCAATGTCGCGACCTACCGCTTCAAATGCACCGTGATTGCCATGAACTTTAGTTGCTCCTGCCATAATATCTCCTTATCTTTTGTATGTAGATCCAACAACTCGTTGCACCTTACTATTATTTATGCCAGAAAAGGATAAACGATTGCTAAGTTAACTTATTAAGTATTTTTTGTAGTGGTGCGTGTAAGTCTGGATAAACTCCTACACCTTTACGCATTGCTAATAGCAAATGTCTAATGTTACGTATCCTATCAAATACACTTATTCTATTATAGTCGTGTACTTGTCTACGTAACTTTTGATGCATATCTGTTACGCCTTTAGTCTCTCGCGTTAGTATTAATAGTAATTGATAGAAATCACGTTCATCTACTCTACCGTTACTCATGTCACGTAATATTCTTCTTATGCGTAGCTCAGGCAACGAAAAACTAGACTGTTTACCGAAATATTTCTTTTGTTGCATTAGCATAACCATTGCATTATATAAGTCTGGCTGTGACACTTTAAACTCTTTAAACGTAGGATACGTCATTATGCTTCTAGAATAATGTATTGCGGTACGCTGATCTTCGTGCCATAGAATACTAAGAGCATAAAAATAATTTAACATTAGTAATGCTACTTGATCAACACTCATATTACTAACCTCTGACAAGCGTCTAAATACCCTTGCTTCAGTTAACTCTTGCATAAAGGAAAACTTACTCATTGTTTATCTTATGCTCCTTGCATTTGTTTAAGTTGCGCTTCTAACCACTCTTGCGCTACTATTGGGGTTAATCTCTCAAGTGTTCTTGTACCTGACGGTCCAATCCTAACTGGAGCTTCTTGTGAATCTGAAACTTCTAATACTCCCGGGTTTTCTAACGGAGTCTGACTTAACTTAAACTTCCCTCCGGATCCATCCATATCATAAAACCATAGCCCATCATACTTAACGAACACTGTGCCTTCTGCGTGTACCCATTTAACAGGAACGATATCACCAACTTGTTTTTTTATCGAGGGCATCGGTTCTCCAAACGGTATAGATTGTTGTACTGCTGGAGTTTTTATGTTTACTTCTGGTTCTGGCTCTACATTTTCCTCACCTATTATGCTTAACGTAAATAATGCTGTCATGTAGTTCAATGCTTTATTAGTATCTGCTCTACCTACAGAACTATAGTCAACTAATTCTTGTATTCCTTTTTCTGAGAATTTATTCTGTGGTACCTGCATATCAACATATACAAATTGAGATAATTCCTTCTGTAGTAATTGTTGTGCTGGATATCTACCGTTATTCATTTTATACAGCTGGTCTAATCTAACATTCCAAGTGTTAAGCCAACCTTCTGCTACATCACGTATTCTACTATCTGTTTTTGCTTTACGAAATGCTTCTAAGAACCCTTCGTCACCAACAGTGTCAACAAAACTTTTAATATAAGTTCCGACATCTTCTTTAACTATTTCGTTTACTCTCATTCACTTTCCTTAGACTACGTTGAAACTTACGATTATCACCACTTTTTATCGAATTCAATAACTTGCGGGTTAAGTTCTCAGTTTCTTCAGTAGTATAAGTCTGAGAAATTAAGTCTAACAACCTGCCTGCATTTTCGATAAGACTATCAGCACGACTCCTGATAATATGTTTCTTATCACTTTCGATGTGAAAGTTTTCAAGTTCTTCTAGAATGCTTCGTGTACGTTTTTGCATTAATGACCCCTAGCCGTTAGCTGTATTTATTTACTTTTGATGCTATTCAACATACTCTGCAATTTAGCACTTTGAGTACTTGTTGTATTTGCTTTTACTTTAGGAACAGTTGCAGGTGGTGTACTTGGTAATCCAATTTTAATCTTTGACATTATCTCACTTGATGTTGGACCGTCTTCTGGTTCTGCACCTTCGTCTGTAATACGTAACGTATTCATATCAAACTCTAGTTCTACCTTTTGTCCTACTCCCGAACTAGAACGTGTCTTCATTAGCTGTATTTGGTACTTGCCTCTTTCACGCATTGCTCTGCTTGTAAAGATACCAAACACGTTGTCTGCTGTGTTAATCTTAGATATACCACCACTAATATGACTGTGATCAAACTCTATTTCTTCTACTGCTGATCTGTTTAGTTGTGATGCAGTTACCATAATGATATCTAACTCTTTTGCTAGGTTTCTTATCTCTTCTGATACGTACTTGTCTTTAACAAACAAGTTTTCGGGACTAACTTTAGTACCAACTGGCATCAACAAGTCTAAGTAGTCTATACACATACAGTCTACCTTCATACCGTGCTGTATCTCTAGTTCTTTAACATAAGATCTAATGTCGTTAATTGTGCTTTGTGCTGGCAAGTATTTAATTCTTAACTTACCAGACTTCTTTGCTAACATTTTAACTTTCATTTCGACATTATCTAAGTCTTTAAATACTTCCTTTGTTGCTGTGTCTGTCATCATAGAGTCTATACGCCAACTGCATAAGTTTTCACTTAGCTCTAGTGTAATAAACACACCGTTGAGTCCTTGTTCGACCCAATTAACCATTAAATTCTGCATAAACAACGACTTACCAGAACCAGATCCACCAGCAAATATTTGTAATTCACCTTTGTTGAACCCGCCGTATAACTTCTTATCGAGCATAGGCCAACCTGTACTAACTTGCCCGTTATTATCTTTAATTGCTAGTAGCCTTGCTCTAGGATCTTCGAAATAGTCAGTTCCCATATCTTTAGTAAGACTAATTTGCACTGCATCTTTAATAAGTTTTTCTACAGGATCATACTCACCTTTTTCTAATAGGTCTGCACTTTGTAATATTGCCCGCTCTAACTCTTGTCTACGTGTAAACCCTTCAAACTCAGTTAAGAACCAGTCGTAATGACCGGAAGTTAAGTTTGCTACGGGTTGTACTGTTGTGCCTGTTGTTGCTGTAACTTGTTCGTAAGTTGGTAAGGTACCATGGTCATCAGAGTGTGTCTTTAAGAACTCTGCTATTTCTTGCAAGTCTCCGTGAAAGTTTTCAACATTGTAAATATTCTGGACACGAATATAACTCTCAGCATCGCCGAGCATCATTTCTAAGAAGAATTTTTGTATATCCTTGCCGTATTCTTTCATTTAAACTTTTTGTTAAATTTCGTTGCTACTTCTGCTTTGAATCCACTTTGTTTGTTGCTAACTATAGAAAGCATTGTTGCTATTTTACCATACTTTTGTACAGCATCATTTACATCTTTAACCTTATTACCCCACTTTGGTATGCTTACGTTAAAGCCATGTTCAATAGCTTTTTCAACTAACTTTAACCCTGCTTTATCTTGGTCTGGTACTACTATGACTTCCTTGTACAATTGCTTTAACTGTTCTGCTTGATCGTTACTTATTTCATTATGCAGAACTGCTAGTCCATTGATACTTATCGCATCGAGTATTCCTTCTGTAACAACAGCGAACTGCCAGTTCTCCTTCTGTAAGTCTAATCCAAATACATATCCAGGTTGTTGTTCGTTTAGGTATTTAGGTAGCCTATCGTCTAGGAAACGTGATGTGTACCCTACTATCTTGTTATCGTTCGTGTACGGTATGATTATCCTATTCTTATAACGTGCTTTGCCTTTAGGTGTAATCATAAACGGATACTCGTTATATTTTAGTCCTCTGCCCTCTAAATAGTTAACGAACTTTTTATCGTGCTGTGTTATCGCTCTTGCTTCTTCTGGTAACATAACTTCTTTAAATGTTATCTTTTTGCGTGACACAGTCCTGTCATCTAAAATATCAGTAATACTTTTATGCTTTAGACTCTCTAAGTTAAGCCAATCGATATCAATACTGCTTACACCTAACCAACCTAGTAAACGTCTCGCTTTAATTGTAACAGGACGACCTAATGTAAAGCCTGCTTTGTATCCGCAGTTAAAACAATGATAGTGCCAATCAGTAGTGCTATCAATCATTACTCCGCCACGCCCGCGTTTATCAAATGTTTCACCATTGTGTGAACAGCAAACAGCATTGAAACTTATCCATCCACTAGAAGTTTTCTTTCGTTTGGGAGGTAAGTAAGATAGTATATCTAACATTAGTACTATTATATATAGGTAAGGTAACACTATTAGCAATAAACAAACCTAAATGTTACCAAAATCATACGTGTGTACGATAAAAGAATTTAAAAGTCCGTATCACGTGCATGCGGACCACCATGCTAATGAAAGGTATCACCTTTACGCTAACATAATATTTTTGTGCATGGCGTTATGCTTCGGAATACCTCGCCACTTTTTCTAAACTAAACTTGGAACATGTTTAGAACACAGCTTTGTTTAATGGAAGTACGCAAAACCTTCGTACTCGCTATTCGTTTGTTTGTAACTTATCTCAAAGTTACCAAATAACTCTAGAGCGAGAGTGGATAGCAAACAGCTCTAGGGTCTATTCTGTACAAAACGCAGACCAACGCTATAAGTGGAGACATAGTAATATTCCATGTACGCTAATCATTATATGATTGATTTAGATATCTGTCAAGTACTTTGTTAATAATTCGGCAATAATTACATGGCCTAACTCGTTTGGGTGTCCGCCGGGATTATAAACTGGAAAATGTTTATTTTCGTTGTTTAATTCACTACGTATGTTTACATCTACTAAAGTGTTACAGTCTATGTGCGACTTAGCAATTGTATTAACTTGTACCACTGGAATACCGTACCGTGATGATACTCCGTCAAACAATCTAACAGTTGTGCTGTAATTTAATTTATATAAATCAGCGCATGATGACATTGCAGTGTAATACTTTCTTAGTTCATGCCAGTTATCATCTACATTAGGGCCTGCATGATCTAACCATTGTGCGTGCAAATGTCTATTCCACTCAGGGTCGTCATACCCAACTTCATGGTTAGGATTAAACCAACTAGTTCTGCTTTCATCTGTTAACCCAACTAAAAGAACAGAATCTTTAATATAATCCTCAGTATGGTTGTCTAACCACCACATGAGATTCCACTGCATTGATTGTAAACTTGATCCAGGGAATGCTAAATTTTCTTGTACTAGGTTAAATTGCTTAGCAAGTAACCCTGTGTAACAACGTGATAGTCGGTATTCGTCATTTTGTGTATAATGACTAGGAATTCCGTGGCCTTCTAGTTTTGGGTCTATAAGCTCATCACCGTATGCCCAACTACAACCAAATGATACTATGTTTTTAACTGAGGTATTTTGTTCGCCCACAATTACATTTCTTTCCTGCTAATATTTCTCTAAGATGATTATCAAAGGCTTCAATACCAATTGAATCCAATACTCCTTGCAAATCTGCTTGCTTATCTCTACAAACTTTTACTATTAACCCTTTCATAGCTTCTACAGTTTCGTTTATGCAGTCTTTAGTATGTCCAGTGCTAGTAGAGAACTTATCTTTAAATTCTTCTATATTCTCTTGTGTAATTTCGTCAAAAGTTGAGTCTTTGTCGACTTGGTTATGCTTTTGTGTCATTAGGACCTGAAAATATCAGTAGAATAACTAGTATCATTATGGTTATAGGTACTACAAGTTCTTTATTAGTTAAGTATAGTTCTATAAGTTTGTCTTTCATCCTCTTTCTCCTCTGTTAGTATCCGTCTTGATGCTTTAAATACTTAGCTTGGATGTATGCTTTAACTAGCCCGGATCGTACAATATCTTCTACACCAAATTCATTTATACTAAACCAGTTGCCCATCGATTCTAACACTTCAACAAACTTACCGATATCCATGTCTTTTAATTTAGTAAAGTCAGTTTGCATAAAATCACCACAGAACATTGCTCTGGAATCTCTGCCTAGTCTAGTTAATACTGAGTCTGCTTCGTGTGCTGTACAGTTTTGGAATTCATCCATTAATACAATACAGTTACTTAACGTAATACCTCGTACATAAGATGTAATCATAAACTGTATTACACCTTTTGCTACTAATATCTCGTATGCATCGTCGCGTCCGAACAGCTCAGAGCATATCCGCTTGTATGGAAGTTCATATATCTG